TCACTGGTCCGATCACAGCTAATGATAAAACACTAGCTAGTCTGCAGCATGCCAAAATATTCCCAGGTAAAACTGCGGAACTGATCTTGCCAGAAAACACAGTCTGCGCACTAGTTCAAGATAAGTAGTTATATACACATATTACTCAGGGCAAGTCAATGGAACAATACGTAGTCACGGGCATAGGCATCTATAATAGCCTTGGCAAAACAGCTGAAGAAAGTTGGCATAATCTCTTAGCAGGACAATCAGCAGTTCGTCAAATCTCGTGGCCTGCAGATGATTCTACATCATACCCAGCAACACACTCCAGCGTGGCTAAAACACGTATCGCTGCACCAGCAGTTAAACTCACAGAAGATGACGCTCACCCAGAACATTTTGACTATGGTTGGCGTCATTGGGATCCTAATACCCGTGCTTGTTTGATGTCAGTTGATGAAGCAGTCAGAGACAGTGGACTAGCATCAGAACGTGCAGGAGTGATCATAACTACATTTGGCAGTGGTACCAGTTTACGTTTAGATCTATTCAATGCTATCGATAAAGGTCGCACTAAATATCCACCACGTAAAGTCCTAAATATTGGTTTAGATTTTCCAGCGGCACAGGTAGCGGCTATCTATGGGTTCAGTGGCACTAACACTGCTATGGACAGTGCCTGCACTACAGGTATAACGTCAATTGATTATGCTATTACCAGTCTCAAAGCAGATCCTGATCTGGATGCTATGATAGTGGGTGGTGCAGATCATCTATGTGAACCTATTAACATATTTTGGTTCCAAAGCCTAGGCGCACTATGCCCTAGTGACAATCCCGAAGACAATCGTCCATTTGATGTTAACCGTAGCGGATTTGTCATGGGCGAAGGTGCGGCAACTATAGTCATTGAGCCTCTGAGCAAAGCCAGAGCCCGTGGTGCTAAGATCTACGGTGCTATTCTAAGCACAAACTTATACACGCTGTTTGACAGTGACACTAGCCCAGATCCCACAGGCATTGGTGCCCGTACCTGTGTGCAAGGTGCACTTGATAAAGCAGGTATCACAGCCAATGATGTAGACTTTGTTAACGCCCATGCTACTAGCACACCGGTAGGTGATGAAATTGAATTTAATGCTATGGCCAGCTTAACACCAGGTCGCACTATGGTCAGCAACAAAGGACAGATCGGACACAGTATGAGCACTGCTGGTATAGTAGAAACTATCTATACCCTACAAGGCATGCGTGACAGTCGAGTTCCAGGTAATGCCAATCTAAAGGATCCACTGGGTCACGATATGATACTGCCCACAGAATCAGTAGAATTAGATGTTAAATACGCTATAAAGAATAGTTTTGGATTTGGAGGAAGAAATGCCAGCATGGTCCTTAAAAGACATGATAGCTAGTGTTGTAAAATACATGGCGCCATCGACTGCATCAACAGCATTATTGCAGTTATGTTGGCCTCTTGGAATTTATCTAGGTATCCAGTCCGGAGCAGGTTGGGGTTGGTGGACAGCTTGTGTTTTATTTTATTTGATAGTCTATTCAATGATAGGTAATAATATAAGTCTGCACAGATACTTTACCCATGATCACTTTCGTGTGAGTAAACCAGTTGAATGGTTCTTTCTATGGACTGGTTGTATGACTGGTTTAGGCGAACCTTTAAGCTATGCTATGACACATATAATCCATCACAAATACAACGACACTGAATTAGATCCTCATGGCCCTGTGCGTGGTAAACGCAGTTGGTTTATATGGTTCCAAAAAACCGTAGATCCTGTAGAAACCCCAGTATTCAGCAGACGATTGATCACACTCAATATCAAATATGGTTGGTTACATAGATATTATGTTCCTTTTGTATTACTAAATGCGCTTATATTATATCTAATTAGTTATAAAATATTCCTATTCCTATGGTTGATCCCAGCTAGCACTACCTGTTGGGGAGTAGGTTGGGCAGTATGGCGTCAGCATTGGCATATGGAACCTAACAATAGTCCATTACATCGTTGGGATTGGGTCTACGAAGGTCTACACTTAAATCATCATGATTGGCCCGCAGCGCCTAATACCGCAGTGCGTCCTGGGGAAATAGATTGGACACATCAATTCAGCAAGATATTCAGACCTAAATTCAATTGGGCAGGACAACCTACAGATGTTCAAAAATAAATGGATCATACAACCTAACTACGTATGGATGACACTCATGCAGGTCATGCTACCTGTGTATGTTTATCTTGCGTGGGGTGCTGATCTCTATTGGTGGTTATTAGCTTTTGTATTTTATTTTCTATATCTCTGCATCGGTAATAACATTGGTATGCATCGTTACTACAGCCACAGATACTTTGAAATGTCAAAACCTGTAGAATATTTTGTGTCTTGGTGTGCGTTCATGGCCTGCTTGGGTAGTCCACTAAGTTATGTAAACATACACAATGTCCATCACAAACACAATGATACTGAACTAGATCCTCACGGTCGTCAACGTGGTTGGAAATCAGTGCTGTTTTGGTATCACAAACATCTATGGCCCTGTGATATGGTATTCACACGCAATCTATTAAAATTGACAGCACGTTATAAACTATTACATGACTACTATTGGTTATGGGTATTTGGCTGTGCTGGACTAATGTATCTACTAGGTGGGTGGAATGTATTACTATTCTGTTGGTTATTACCTGCTAGTTTAACCTTATGGGCAGTGGCCCTAGTATTGTTACTACAACACGATGATCATGGCCCTAGTAACACACGTTCATATATGTGGTTTGGCTTTGGAGAAACATGGCACAAAAATCATCATGATGATCCTAGTTTAGTCGATCATAGTCTAGGCCAAGGCCGAGACTGGACCTATCAAATATGCAGAATCCTATCCAAGTCAAAGAAATCCAACTAGATCTAGAACGTCTTAAACGTGATGCTCGCAGGATTAACAATAAAGTCTGCCGACAACTAGGACATCTAGAAGTTCCTAGCGACGAATCTTATCAAGCCACCCTCAAAGAACAATTAGAAGCGGCTCCTATGAGCAGTCGCCTACATGATTACTACAATGTATTCACTTTCCCCTATGATGGCATAAACGAATTATATAGAGAAATATGCGTTTTCTTCAAAGAAGTCTGTGAGTATGATCAACCCTACTACGTACACGCTTGGTTAAATTACCTAAAAAAAGGTGACAGCGTGCCCTGGCATAATCATTGGGGTGCTCTAAGTGGACTTACACAGACCTATGTCTGTAGTGCTTACATCAACGCAGAACCCAGCAATACCATCTATAAGTTTCCAGACGAGCAGATTTACGAAATAGAGAATCGCAACAATACCATAACCCTATATGAAGACATAGGTGATACACATATGGTAGAACCCTGGACTAGAGATGAGCCTAGGATTACCATCAGCATGGATATGGTGCCTATGAAATACATACAAGGCTCGCCATTTTTACTCAATACCTGGATGCCCATAGTATAAATAATACTAGTATATAATTAAGGACTTAGGATGAAGAAATTAGTATTAGCGTTAAGTTTATTGTTAAGTGTATCAGCTTGGGCTGGTATCAACCAAATCTGTGGACAGTTCACAGCCGCAGGTGTACCACAATATCAACCCAAAGCAGGTGATCAAGAGATTTGCCACAAAAACTATGCTGTTATCCATAGCTGTAGTGTAAAAGCACCTATCGCAGTATTTGAGCATCTGACTCCAGCGGCCATGTCAGGCACAGCAACACGCAAAGATGATTTCCGTCCAGATCCACAAGTAACTCCTAACTGTTCAGCTAGTCTAGCAGACTATGCTACTGTAGGTCGTACACACGATCGTGGACACATGAGCCCAGCTAAAAATAATACAATCAATCCAGAAATCATGAGCGAAAGTTTCTTCTTAAGCAACATGGTACCACAGGTTGCTAACAACAATCGTGGTATTTGGAAACAGTTAGAAATGCAAGAACGCCAATGGGCTATGGCCCCAGGCACTGATTTCTACATCATCTCAGGTGGTATCTACGACGCGGGACATGCTAAAACTGGTAACGGCTTAGGTATTCCTACACGCTTATACAAGATCATCATCGAAAAGAATAGCAAGAAAGTTATGGCATACTTAATGCCTAATTCAGCATTACCGGTGGCAGATTTGCCTAAATATCAAACCACTGTAGCAGAAGTTGAAAAAGCTACAGGATTTAAATTTCAATTACCTAAATAATATGACAAATACTAATGAATTTTGGGGTTATCACTTAATACTTGACTGCTCGGCATGTGATGTGCCCAGCATACAGAGCAGAGAAAATGTCTATAACTGGATTAAAAATCTAGTCAAGGCGATAGACATGGAGCCTATCGGCGAGCCGCGTATCGAATATACCGCGGCAGAATTTCCTGATAAAGCAGGATTTACAGCTATCCAGGTTATAGTAACATCCAGCATCGTAGCGCATTTCATTGATTCCACAGGTGACGTATATATCGATGTGTTTAGCTGTAAAGAGTTCGATAATGCCACTGTGATAGCCAGTATCAAAGATGCATTTAATCCCAAACGCATACGCACTAATTATTTGACCCGTCAAGCATAAAAGCATATAATAGTATTTGCGATAAATACTAGATATGCAAGCAAAAGACCTAATCAGAGCCACAGAGAACACTAAAATCTATTTAGATATGGATGGGGTTCTCGCAGACTTTTTTACAGAATATGCTAAACTAGCAGGTATAAAATCAGGTAATTATCGTGATATTCCACCAGCAAAAGCAGACCCTACATTAGACAAGATGGTAGGTACTGATTTCTTCTTACGTTTACCTAAATTCTCCACAGCAGACAGCTTGGTAAACTTGGTATTAAAATACGTAAAAATCTACAATATCTGCTCTAGTCCCCTACGTGGTGATCATAAAAATAGTGAACACTATAAACGTGAATGGATCAAAAAGAATTTAAATCCACAACCAGCAGAGATCATTATCACAGGACAGAAAGAACGCCATGCTGTAAACCCAGATGGTAGTCCTAATATCCTGATTGATGATCGTGGTACTAATATCGTAGCTTGGCGTGCTCGTGGTGGTATTGGTATCAAGTATCAAGCTGATGAAGATAGCCTACAGAAAGTAGCCAACGGACTGGCCATGGCCTATAATCAACTAGCAGAATCAGTAGACATTAACTATGGCATTGGCAAAACACCGGGTGCGTTATTTAAAATTGGCAGCGTATACGGTAAGAAAAATCTACGAGTACCACACGCTAAACTGCACAGAAACACACAGAACACTAAGTTAGGATTACCCAAATGAAGTTATACGAAGGCGGAAATGTATTTAAGACTGCTGAAGGACAACCAGCAACAACTCGCATCAGCCGCGAAAACGTAGTGCCTACTGTGCAATGGTTAGAACAACTAACAGGTCTTAATCTAGTAGACAACATGCTAGGATCAACTGGACGTAAAGAAACATCAGGTGACTTAGATCTAGGTATAGATGAAACTAAAATTACCAAAGATGTGCTAATACAGCAACTATTGAAACGTGGAGTTAAAGCAGAAGATATCAAAAAATCAGGTGACAGCGTACATCTTAAAACACCAATCCTAGGTGATAAATCAAATGGATATGTACAGACAGATTTTATGTTTGGTGATCCAGAATTCCAAAAATTCGCACTTAATGTTGGAGAAAGTGATTTTAAAGGTGTTCATCGTGCCCTATTATTAGCTAGTATCGCCAAAGCACAGGGCATGAAATGGTCGTATAAGAATGGATTAGTGGATCGCGAGTCCAACGAAATAATCAGCAAAGATCCTGCTGAAATAGCAGAAAAATTAATTGATGGTACGGTCGCAGATCTCAGCAGTGTAGAAACTATCGTTAAGAAAATTAAATCACGATCAGATTACGAACAATTAGTAGCAGATGCTAAAGAGGCGTTTGCTCGTGAAAATTTAACCTTACCAGAAAGCACAGCATTACCCGGCACAGGTGCTTGGTATCGACAATTCATAAACAAGAGAGTATAATATGAGAGCTAGAGATTTCATAAACAAAATCGTAGAAGCAAATTTACCACAGAACAGGATGCCTCAAGGTGCACAACCTAAACTTAAATTATCTCCGTTGGTAAAAGGATTAGTTTATCATTGGTTTTTAATATATGATGGTGCATATAATTCTACTGAACCAGAAATAGTTGCCGATCGTGCAGGATATCTACAAGATTTAAATAAAATAACTAAAGTATTAACACAGCAAGGATTTACTATACAATGGGTCGACGATCTACCAGATCTAGGTGATGGTGGAGGCGGTGAGGGAGTTTATCTCACACACGTTGCTAGTAAGCAAAGCATGGCCATTGATCAATATGATATAGAACAAGATTTTGAGAAATTTGCTGGTCCAGCGGCTAAAGCTATCTTTGGTACTCTAGAAGAAGCTACTAAAGATGCCTGCTATCATAAAGTTAAGAGCCGTTATAAAGTTTGGCCCAGTGCCTATGCATCAGGTGCACTGAGCAAGTGTCGTAAAGTAGGTGCTAAGAATTGGGGCAACAAGACAAAAAAATGAAAATAGCAGAACTATTATCAGAACGCTGTTGGAAAGGCTACAAGCAGGTAGGTGGCAAGAAAAAAGGTGGCCGCATGGTACCTAACTGCGTGTCTGTCAATGAAGATAGTATGAAATACATACTGTATCTCAATGGCAAACCTGTAGCATCTTATCCCAGCCAAGCAGAGGCTCAACGTCAAGGACAGATGATACAAACTAAATATCCCGATAGTAGTTTTGAAATCAAACAAGAAGTCTGCAGACTTAATAATTTACAGCTTAGTGAAAATCTACGTGATTGGTTTAAAGAAAAATGGGTCCGTTTTAACCCACAAGGTAAGATCATGGGTCCATGTGCTCGTGGTAGCAGTAAAGAAGGTAAACCCAAATGCCTGCCGCAGGCTAAGGCACATGCCTTAGGTAAAAAAGGTCGTGCCAGTGCAGCCGCACGTAAACGCAAACAAGATCCAAATCCCGACCGTAAAGGTAAAGCAATTAATGTGAAGACTAAACGATGAGAGCCAGAGACTTAACCAAAGGCAACATAGCCTATCACAATGAACTTAATCCCGCAGTATGGGATGGTGATGAGCTACGTGTTGACGTCCGTTATAAACTGTTAGAGATCGCCAAACGCTTTATTGAGTATCTCGAAGTTCCTGGTTTTAAACTAGAAGATGTGATCCTACGTGGTAGCCTAGTCAACTATAACTATACCGCCTACAGTGATTTTGATCTACATATTGTTACAGATTTCTCTACACTAGACTGCGATATCACTGAGCAGTTCTATCTAGCCAAGAAACGTATCTGGAACGATGAACATGATATCATAATCCGTGGGCACGAAGTAGAATTATATGTAGAAGATCGAGATGCTAAAAACGTAAGTGAAGGCACATACAGTGTATTAGATGCCCAATGGTTGCGTACTCCAAAATATCAACAACCCAATATTGATGATCGTGCTGTTAATGCCAAAGCTCGTGATCTAATGACACAGATCAATCGTGCTATCAGAACAGGAAGTGTAGAAGATATCACTAGACTACAGGATAAGATTAAAAACATGCGTCAAGCTGGACTGAATGCAGGCGGTGAATTTTCAACAGAAAATCTAGCATTTAAGATCATACGTAACAAAGGTTACTTGGATCGCCTGTATAAAAATAAAAATTCTAAGTTCGATCAAGAACTCAGCTTAGATGAAGGTATTAAACAAAACACCGCGGTAGCGGCATTAATAGCTGCACTAAGTGGCAATCCAGCACAGGCAGACTACAATTATCCTGAAACACAAAAACAAGATCCTAATGTAGCACAAAAAGCCTTGATAATCCTACGCAGTATCAATAAGATGAAGAACTATGGACAGGTTGGATTTGAAGCAGAAGCACAACAAGAATTTAATAATCTCATGCGTAGCCTACAGGGCATGCCTAATCAAAGCCGGGTATATCCTATAATCAAAGACCTGATACAAAATCCAAATACTGAACAGCTTCCTCCACTACAGGAACCTGATCAATCAGTTAATGAACGCAAGAAAGCAAAAAAGAAAAAGAAACGATCTAAATCTAACCGTCGTTATGGTTTTCCTGGCATAGGTTACTATGGATACTACTACGGAGGTAATCAAGATCAATCCGACAGCGGCGGAGGTGATGCTGGTGGTGGTGGAGATGGCGGTGGCGAAAGCATGTACGAAAGCCAAGCACAGTTAGATCCTGAAGTAGAAGAATTCCTAGATGGATTGACTCCTGATGATGTTGGTGTAGATGAAGTAGGTGATTATATAGTCCACTATGAAGGATTTACAGATCAGTGCCAAGACTCTGAAGAATATCAAGAGGATCCAAAAGCAGTATTTGATGATGTATGGGGTGACTTTAAACGTCGCATGGGTGACCGAGATCCCGTTAATTATGGCATAGTTGGTAGTCATGACTATCCTATCGTTTATAGTGTGTTTAGACGATGAGACAGGAAGACTTTGATCAGTGCTACAAACGAGCCAATGATTTATACAATCAGATCAAAGAGCAAGATAAGATGCCTGAATTGGTACAGGTAGCAGGGTTCAAAGGTGATCCAGAAGTAGCAGATGCTCGTTGGCAAAAGATACCACCTAAGTATTGGCATCATTATGTGGTTAAGTTAGGTAACGTAGTATATGATCCAACAGCAGGTCAGTTCGGTCAAACTAAAACTGAATATAGTGAAGATGAACTCGGTAAGAATTGGGAAACGGAACATAAGATAAAATGAGAGCTAAAGAGTTTATAATTGAAATATCAAAAAAATATGATAATATGATACCTCCTCCTCATTGGAATCCTCGTTGGCCTGTTGAATATAGAAAAATATATGATCGGTATTATAAAGGTGGCTACCAGATGAGTCATTCCGATATGCAGATTATTGATATGTTGAATAACTATGTGCCAAGAAAAAATAATATGAACCCATATTCCCGTAATAAACATTTTGCTAATTTTAGACAACGTGAGATAATACAACCAGGCATAGTAGATTTATATTCCAAAGGTAAAACCCCAACAGATATAGCAAACTTTTATAGAATACCTTTAGAACAAGTAATAAACACTTTAAAAGCGCAAGGGATAACAGGAAGAACATTCAGAACATGAGAGCACGTCAATTCATCTTCGAATACAACCAACAAGCCACAGCTCAACGCTTTGGTGATAAACTCCTAGTGACTGCGGCTAAAGATCCTAGTCCAGAGATAGCCAGTGTGTTTAATATCTTAGACAGTGTAAGACTAACTGGTAAAATTGAATTAGATTCTAACACAAAAACCAATGCACTGATCTCAATCATGCAGGCTATCGAAGCCGCAGATCCAACCAAGAACAAAGAATACACAGTGTTCTTGGCTAAGATGTATGCCCAAGGTGGTTGGGGTGCTCGCATAGAAGATTTAGAAAGCAAAGTCAAACCAGCACTGGAAAAATTCCACTTATTAAAACTAAAGAAGAAAATACCAGCACCACGCAATGACATCATGCGTTATGCTGACCTAGCAGACTTTGTAGCTGTGGTAGATGAATATCCAGATCCAGAAGAAAAGAAACAAGCGGACAAAGGCACTAGTAAAACAGTATTTGAAAATGATCAGGTGCGCATAGTGGTTCCAGAAGATCAGAATGCCGCTTGCTATTATGGCCAAGGCACACGTTGGTGTACAGCATCACGCACCAGCACTAACTATTTCGGTCACTACAGCAAAGATGGTCCATTGTATATCCTGCTGCCTAAAAAACCCAAACATGAGGGTGAAAAATATCAACTGCACTTCCCTAGTGAACAGTTCATGGATGAAAATGACTATAAGGTTGAAAATATAGTCAACTTATTAGAACACCGCTTTGGTAATTTGATACCATGGTTCCAAGAACACGAGCCAGCTATACGTGAGTGGGTCATGTTCGCTACTGATGAGGATTTAAAAGAGCCCTTAATGCAGATTGGTGAGATCATCATGGAACATGTCTGGGAAATGATCAATGATTGGGAACACAATGATGACTACTGGTACGAATGGCTACGCAAAGAAGGCTATGTATACCCAGAAGGGCACGAAGAAGAAGGTATGATTGACTGGGACAGGGCCGCAGAAAATGACGTTGACTATCTCAACTGGAACTATGATGCCAATGATTGGTATCTCGCAGCCAAAGAAGCTGTAGAAGTAAGTCCTACAATGGCACGTCGTGGTGCAGAAGAGGGCTATGAAGAAGAAGGTGAACTAATCACCCTAGGTGAACTGGAATTAATACCGGCCTACAATGTCCGCCAGGCATTCCTACGCAGCCGTGATGGTGACGGTGGATTAGAAGAATGGATACACAAACACATAGTCATGCAGAAAGATGGCGACAAGTGGGTGGCCAAGTATTATAACCCTAAAAAACCAACATCGACATAACCCAGGACCGTTTGGTGTTATGAGGCGGCTGCTGCCTTGGAGGGATACCTAGAGTGAGCAAAGAAAAATTATGCTAACATTAGAACTATTTGAAGACAGTCCAGATACCCCCGCAGGTAGCCGTACCAAGGATCTCAACCTTGGCAAGCTATGGTTGCTGACGGAATTAAAGCGTCTAGGCATGGATGATTTTGACACTGTATATGTGTTAGGCAGTTGGTATGGTAGCATGGGTCCTTACTTACTAGATAAACACATAAAATTTAATACCGCATACTTGGTAGATATTGCTCCAAAAAATACTGAATGGGTCCAACAGATGGTTAAAAAATTAGGTATCAATGATCGCATCATACCCGTGACACAGGACTGCAATACCACAGACTACAAAGGTCGTCGTATATTAGTGATTAATACCAGCTGTAATGATGTAGCTAATGAAGGGTGGTTTGAACATATCCCTGCTGGCACAGTAGTAGCACTAGAAGGGCGTGATAATCAACCTGATAATCCCACTAACGTCACACAGGATCTCAGCAGTTTCCACGCAGAATATCCATTGGAAGAGACCTATGTGCTAGATCAAATCCAGCTCAAGGGCTATGACGACAGCTACAACAGATTCCTCAAGATAGGCCTAAAATAAATACACAATATGCGTTACGATCAGTTCAAAATCAATCTCGTAGAAGCTATCTTAGATGAAGCGGAAATGTCACCTAAAGCGTTTCAAGAGTTCCTAAATAGTCCTTTAGTCACGGGCATGAAGATGGGATTTGAACTAGAAGCAGTGATCCATAATGTGCGTGAATATCCTGAAGAAAGTGAAAATGACTATGGATATGATGAACGTGTCTATGATATAGAAAATATCTTAGAGTTCTTCCGTGGTGGTGATGATCCCAATGGTGATAACACTATCGATAAATTACGTAATGACTTATATGATGATTTCATGGAATGGCAGGATGCTGAGTTTGACGATTATTTAAAAACTGAAGAAGCACAGACTGATTTAAAAGAACTGATCCGTGAATACTTAGAAGACAAAGACTATGATGATCGCCAACAAAAACTAGAGTTTGCTCGAGCAGAAGAAGGCAAAGTTAGCGATGTCTACGCAGAAGCTGAAATATCCGCACTAGAAAAAATGCGTGATGAATGGCAGGACGGTGATGGTGGTAGCTTTGAGAAATACTGCGATGTCATGGACATGAACTACATGAGTGATGTGCAAAACAAATACGAACACTATTTGTATTGGCCCTATACCACCTACAGCGATGAAGAATACTTAAACGTAGAATATGTATCAGATCAATTGAAACATGATACAGGCATTGATGCTTATGCTAGTGACAGCTATCACGGTACCAGCCGTGCCCGTGCCCAGGAAAAAGGACAATGGATCATTGAACCTGACAGCAGCATCTCAGCAGATGGCAGTGACGAAGGTGGCTTAGAGTTCGTCAGTCCAGCATTGGAAATACCCGAAGCACTTAAACAGATGCAACAGGTCTTAGAATTCATACGTGAGTATGGGTATACAAATGAATCAACTGGCCTACACATCAATATCTCAGTACCAGACTTCAACACAGACAAACTTGACTATGTTAAACTAGCGATCTTCTTAGGTGATCGTTATGTGCTAGAACAATTTGATCGCCTGAGCAATCATTACTGTGATGGTGCATATAAGAAGATTAGCGGTAAAATCCAACAGATGAAAGGTGATGAGCTTAAAGCTGTGATGAACAAGATGAAAGAAGGCCTAACATTGGCCGCTAGTAAGATCATACACACAGGCTATACCAGCAAATATACAAGTATCAACACCAAAGAAGGCTACATTGAATTCCGTGGTCCAGGTGGTGATTATCTAGACAAAGATCCACAAGAACTAGCCAATACAGCCTTGCGTATGGCCCTGGCCCTACGTATCGCTACAGATCCAGAAATGTATAAGAAAGAATATCAAAAACGCCTATACAAAGTCTTGACTGACTCTGGTGAGAAAGATGATCTAGTCAAGTTCAAAGACTATGTGGCACGTTTCCAGACTGCTGACAAAGAAACGAGAAACTATATCATACAGACCATACAAGCAGAACGTGAAGCACGCAAGGCTAAGAAAAAGGCTCCAGGCGGTGGTAGTCGTCCTTATTGGATGGTACGCCGTCGTGGTGACACTAGTGGTGGTGGTATGGCGGTGTTTGCTGATACTGCTTATGATGCTGTCAAAGAAGTGGCTAGATCCTGGAACATGGATCCCATCTATTTGGTAGCGACTCCAATGGCAGATGAAAAACCTGATGACAGTTACTATAGTGATCTTGACAATCGCATACAAGGTGGTGGAATAGCCACAGGTGGTGTCACAGTAGATGGTAATGCTAGAGGTAATTATCAATTGGTAAACAGTAATCGTAGTATAGATACTAGAATGACTAATGTCAGCAGAGAAGAAGCACACAGCACAGCACGCCGTATGGAACAAGAATATGGATTAGAAAGTGGTAGTATACACGTGATGAGGATAAATGATCAATCACAAGCAACCACAGGTGCGGTAGGACATAACTGGCGTATCTATGATGTAAATAATCCTGATCTATTCACTGTGGTAGCCGCAGACAGTCGTACTGATGCTGTAGAACGTTGGGCTATCGTAAATCCAGAACGCCCAGCTGACATGGTAGATGCTGTGCCTGAGGAGGGTGCTATGAAGTATGAATTTACCATAGCTCAACAGGCATTTAATCCAGATGCGGATACTCCAGGAGCAGACAGATTTATCTATCCAGCAGTGCTATATCGCCAGAGAACTGGCCGTGAAATACCTGTCCGTAAAGTATGGGCAACTAATAAAGAACAAGCGATCAGCAAAGCCCGCACATTCTTCCCAAGAGATTTTGATACTATCCCAGAAGATTGGCTAAAGATCAACGTAGTGGGTATATAAATACATAATGCTAACAATAGACTTATTTGAGAAGTGGTCAGACAAATACAAAAAGAGTATTAACTGTTCTAACCCCAAAGGTTTCAGCCAAAAGGCACACTGCGCAGGCCGTAAAAAGCACAATGAAAGCGTTGAAGGCAATGAGCCAGTGTTTATCCAAGCTCTACGTGATTTCTTACCTATCGCTGTCAAACACCTCAAATTAGATCATCTACCCAAGATTAAACTATTACGCAACGTTGATACTGAACACGTGCCATCATTTGGTAAATTCAGCAATGAAGATCGCATAGTACACGTGGATATCGAAAATCGTCATCCTAATGACATACTACGTACCCTAGCACATGAACTAACACACTATGCGCAAGGTGAGCACGGACGATTAGATGCAGACAGTTGGCGCACAGGATCGCCCATAGAAGACGAAGCCAATGCAGAAGCTGGTGTGATCATGCGTGAGTTCAACGGTAAGTTTCCACAGTATTTACAATCCAAACCTATAGTATTTGAATCAGTAGAAGGTCCTGGAGAAGAAGAACAAGAAGAATCTGACCCAACTAAACCTATACCATTTCCCAAAGGTACTACACTAGTTAACGTAAGTGATGTATATGATTGGTACAAGCTAGGCATGGCAGTACCCAGTTTAGACAAAGCTGATCCTCGTGTTTTTAATAAAGGTGTCCCACATACAGTATTTGCGTTTGGCAGCGAAGAAGAAGAACATCGTATGGCGCCTTTGCTCAAACGCCTAGGATTTACTCTACATGATATCGACACGCAAGACGACTATCAAAAGGCCATACGTGCTAGTGATGTTGTTGAACACTTAGAACGGTATGTTGCTGAAAATTTCGCAGATGGCAAGGGGCCGGGTCGTCCAGGTGATAGCCAACGCCATGGTATACCTAAGGGTGCTACTATGGCACAATTACAAAAAGCGGCCAAAGCACCAGGACGCAAAGGACAGCTAGCTCGCTGGCAGATAAATATGCGTAGAGGACGTAAAAAATGAGAGATCTGATAACCATCATTGAAGCACTAGAGCAAGGTTGCCCGCCAGCTACGCAGGATATCAGTCTCAATCTAAAAAATCGCCAGAAAGCCATAGATGAATATCACTACGGTCCACTGAATCCAAATGAACCTAACGAAGAATATTGGCAAGAACTAGCAGACAAATGGAACACTGATGACATAGATTCAGTTAAAGAAAACCGTTGTGGTAACTGCGCGGCATTCGACATATCTGAAGACATGTTAGACTGCATAGCTAAAGGTATTGGTTCAGAGCCAGGATCCGATCCACATGACACTATAGATGCTGGTCAACTAGGTTATTGTAAATTCCTTAAATTTAAGTGCGCGGCCAAACGCACATGTGATGCTTGGGTCGAAGGAGGACCTGTAACATAATGAAAATTACTGAAATCTTAACAGAATCAAAGATATTAGAAGAAACCTACGAAGGCGATGAGTTTTATGAAGCCTATGGTGAGATGTGGTATAACGAAGATGAACAATTGGATGAAGCAGAATATCGTGGTCGCAAAGTACCTCTTGGTAAGCCTATGCGTGGCGACGTTAAGAAATTTAAGGTTTATGTTAAAGATCCTAGCACAGGTAATGTCAAAAAAGTAAACTTTGGCGACCCTAACATGCGTATCAAGAAATCAAATCCAGCACGCAGAAAATCATTCCGTGCTCGTCATAACTGTGCAAATCCAGGACCAAGGACCAAAGCCCGTTATTGGTCATGCCGCAAGTGGTAGATCGTGACTAACTGGGACTTCTACGTTAAAGAATCCTATGACATAGTTCGCAGAGCAGAATGCGAACTTACTATTAATTTGGCACACGAAGTAGAAGCATATCTAGTACACATGTGGGCACATTTCTTAGATAAACCTCAAGTCAATACCGAACCAATCTGCATTAAACTATTAGAAAGCACACACAAGCCTACAGCACAGCGCAAGGCAATTCTTAAAGAAGTCGGTGATGAATGCCTATTGATCAACAGCATGGAATGGGGTCGTAGTCGTTGGCCTAGCACTAACTATTACAGTGATATGGGTCAAATGGCCTACATTACTCGTGCTTATTTGGTCAGACCACCAGAAGATCTGTTTGATGATCTAGCAGTAGAATTCCAAACAGCCACCCGTATCCTACGCAAGTGCAGAATAAATTAACCAAACTGCTAGACACGGTTAAATACTTCAAGTATAATATAATTTTAAATCAAGGAAAATTGACATGTCAAAAATGTTTTCAGGCGAGCAAAAAGCTAAATTAACACAGTTAATCAACGAAGGTATCGCTGTATTACAAGAAGTAGAAGATTTATCAGCAGGCCTAAATGATACTGTAAAAGCAGTAGCAGAAGAATTAGAAATTAAACCAGCTATCTTAAAGAAAGCTATCAAGATCGCTCAAAAATCAAAATTAACTGAAACCAACGCTGATCACGAAACACTAACAGATATCTTAGAAACAGTTGGTCGCACTGTTTGAAAATAGATTGGCACCAAACATTTAATTTTATAAGGCGTGATTGGCACAGTCATCCTATCAGACTGTGTCTAGAAGTAGTTAATTGGTTATTAAACATAGTAATCGCATTATCAGTTAGCCTAACAGTACCTTATACTAATTGGTTAATCGTTTATCCGATCATATTTGTAGCATTAAGTATTAGCATGTATACCAGTATTAGTCGCGGAAGTTTTGGTTTATTGATGACTACTATGACGCTTTTTATTATCGACAGCGTAGGATTTTATCGAGTATTAGTGTTATAATTAATAAAACGCCCACTGTGGGCATGTAGAGTGTGTGTGAGCTATAAGTCGCACAAAAAGGAAAAAGATGAGTTACGTAGACGCATTGTTCGATAGAACAAAAGATCGCATTTACATCGTTGAGCGTGTAAATGGACAAAGAGAGTATAAAGAGTTTCCAGCTAATTATACTTTTTATTATGATGATCCCCGCGGTAAGTTCCGCACTATCTATGATACCCCAGTATCAAGATTCTCAACACGCATAGGTAAAGAGTTCCACAAAGAACTTAAGATCAATTCAGGTAAGAAGATATGGGAAAGTGATATCAACCCCGTGTTCCGCTGTCTTGAAGAAAACTATCTAGGTCAGAAATCTCCCAAACTTCAAACAGCATTCTTTGACATTGAGGTAGACTTTGATCCTGTCAGAGGATTCAGTCGTCCAGAAGATCCGTTTAATCCAATCACCGCGGTATCAGTATATCTAGACTGGCTAGATAAATTAGTTACCATGGTGATTCCCCCTAAGAGCATGAGTTGGGAAACAGCAGAAGAGATAGCCAAGCAGTATGACAACTGTTTCTTGATGGAACGTGAAGAAGACTTGTTGAAAACGTTCTTAGACTTGATCGATGATGCGGACATATTATCAGGTTGGAATTCAGAAGGCTTCGATATTCCATATATGGTGCAAAGAACCAATCGTGTCTTAAGCAAAGACGACACACGCAGATTCTGTTTGTGGGGTCAGTTCCCTAAACAGCGTGAGTTTGAACGCTTTGGTGCGGCTAACTTAACATTTGATCTTATTGGTCGTGTGCATATGGACTATATGCAACTGTATCGCAAATATACATACGAAGAGCGTCACAGTTATAGTCTAGATGCTATTGCTGAATATGAACTAGGTGAAAGTAAAACGCAGTATGAAGGTACCCTAGATCAATTATACAACAAAGACTTTCCTAAGTTTATCGAATATAACAGACAAGATACAGCACTATTACATAAACTAGATGCTAAATTACGCTTCTTAGATCTAGCCAATGAGTTGGCGCATGACAATACGGTATTGCTACAGACTACTATGGGTGCTGTGGCAGTTACTGAACAGGCTATCATCAACGAAGCACATCAACTGGGTATGGTTGTTCCGAATCGTAACCGTGATGAACAATTTGACACACAGGCGGCGGGTGCGTATGTAGCTACTCCTAAAGCAGGTATGCACGACTACATCGGTGCTATTGACATTAACTCACTATA